GAAATATTAAAAACAAAATGAATTACTTTTAAGGTTAGTAAGTGCCTTATAGTGGCATGAATAAAGAAAATAAAGAAAAATATAATAAATTGTATATGCGTCGTTAACGAGCTCATATAAGTAATATGTAATAATATAATTGATATTAGTATATATTAATATTGTTAATATTGTGTAACATAGTATTGGGCTGGTTAATATGTATGATGATGGTTAAGTATAAGGATAATAATATAGTTGTCCGCATTATGCACGGTACTTTTGATTTACCTTCTCAAAGTCACACAAGTAACTATTACCAGAATTAGCACGGCCAGAGCTATCAGCAACCCAACTCCGCCGGCAAGATGTTGTGCCCACGTCATGGCAGTGCTAGATAAGTCTGGCAAAGTTACCCCGTTATGATTTGCTGGATATGTAACAACGTGGTCTTTCGGTGGTTCACATTTCGCTGTGCACGTAGCACGCGAACTACAAACAGAAACTACGAAGGAAGGGGAGGCTGATGCGGTTGAGAAGTGGATCACTGATCGACCTTCTGTCTCGATGGAAACTTCCTGGAGTACCGCGACGTTTGAATGTGAATGGATGTCGCACCTGCCTGATTTTTCCACCTTGTAGGAAAGTACAGCGATCCCGCCAAAATCCGATGAGTGCGTGCATGTAGACACAGTGCACGTCAACTCAGAGATTACAGGCGCGTCGGTCAATCTTGTGAAGGCGCTGTCGGCGATATCCATCGAAACGGGTATGTTGCCGACGGCGCAGTTCATGGCTCGGACCGGATTTGTCTGGATTATGCATCCAAAAGGCGCCTTGGCGTTAAGCGGTGAGTCCCTGTCTTTTTGCCATGTTTTAAAGCCAGATGGAGTCTGGGTATAGGGGACGTGAATGTTGCCGGCTGCCGGTCGTGCCAGCTTGAGGCCCGTGTTGGCATATAGGTCTCGACTATCCAGCGTCCGGCTCTGAATGTCCCCAAATCTTCCAGGCTGCCCGGCACCATACCGTGGGAAGTCCTGATTGTATAACTCCCCTTTGTAAACCAGAATTTTTGTATCGAACGGTGTCCAAGGCGTTGACACTGGCCCAAAAATAAATTTTGTTCCGGCAATCGTTACGGCATGGTCACCGTTCACATACGCCTCAACTGTCTGGTTCACAGTACCGTATGTCACCTTAATTTTTGCTCTAAGGGATGCGGTGTGGGCACGGTAGGCAGCTGCGTGGTCGTGTTTACACACGTCAGCGCGCTCCACGTAGGCTTCGCTCATCTGTGTGTTCTCCGAATCACAAAAACAGTATGCACCTCCCCACATAAAAGGATACACACCTGTGAACACTGCACATTTGTACTCAGGCTTGTCCTGTGTGCGGCATTCTGCCGTGCCGCAGCACTTTACGTATGGTGATGGAACTTTTGTTTTGTAATCGCAAGTGATATACTCCAGGTTGAGTGTTGGCTCAAGGCTGGTCTCTATCACCTGCATCTGCAGGGTCAAAGGACTGTAACCTTCACGCGCAACATGAGCCTTATACGGGAATCCCACTTGGTTCGGAATAATTGCCGTGTGCTCGTAAGCACTGGCAACGGCACTCCCGATGCTCATTGCGACTAAAAAAGACCCCTTGCAGCAGGAAAGCAGTGATCGGGCGCAGCATGTAGCCAGAATAAGGAGGGCCAATGGTCCGGTCAGCTCCATCCAGAACATCGACTGATTGTTATCCCACAGATAGGCCATACCTTCTGCGAAACTGGCTGCATGTGCTTTCGGTGCGCAACACAGCACCCCAATGGTAACAGGAACAACAGCTCCCGGCGTGAGTGCATATGGTGTCAGACATTTGGTTCGTGCTACCACGCACATGTAGACCGAGGCGGCGAATGACAGAAGCACCACCACTGAGACACGAATCACCACGACAATGGTTGTCGTAGGATGCAGTCCGTAGTAGTATTCAATAATTTCATGAGGCCATCCATGTGCTTTGCCTTCAGTCGTCAGTGCGACCACAAAACGTTGAGGTTTATGGTTGCCCCACTGGTACTCCACTCCCTCCACAGGTACCGGGATCGTTACCTCCGTCTGGGCGGTGATCCACTGCTCGTCAAAGACCCGCTCCGCTCCAAATGTTCTGTAACTTAGCAATGTGGGGTGGATAGGGTGCAATGAAAGTGTAGCTTCGCGTTTACCGCTCCTAACAAGGGCCTCGGGAGCCAGCGGTACACGGCAGGTGGTGTTAATAAGGGGAAAGGGGATATGCACTTTGCCCTTGCGCTCTGCTTGCATCCGACGTGGGACAAAAGGTGAATTGAATTGCCATTTTGTGTGGCTCGTGACGTAAGCCTGACATTTGTCAACGGTACAGCTATTAATGGTCTTGTCTGTGGTTGTTGTCCCGACGGCTTGGGAACCGCAAGAAGAGCTGTACCTGACGGTTCGTCCATTCACCGTTATCTTAACATTTCCTGATTGTTGGGAAAGGATAGTTCTATCCGGAATGTCCGGCGGCATGTGCATATCAATTTCTTCAGAGGTTTCGGCGGTAGTCAATTGATAAGTGGTGCAAGGTAGCTCAATTCCATGATGCGGTCGCACCGTGAATCTTTCTCGCCCTATTAACCTCTGTTCATGGTGGTAGGCTATCCGGCAGGTCCGGTGTTCGTTTTTCGAATCAACAAATGAGACACTGATTCGTTCGCCAGGTGGACATTTGGCCAGGATAAAGTGTCCCATTGTGCCGGTTACCGTGCACTCACTGCTACTGTGTACCTTAAGGGTTGATCTGGCAGCCTCTGCAATGTCGTGTCCTTCAGCATATCTAATCTTTGTGTGATCGTGCGTGTCCGTTTTGGTCAGGCCAATTTGGGAAGCAAACTGAATTTTTAGCGTGCCATCTGTTGCATCCGCCTGAATATTTTCGATCATGGCTGGGCTGTGGCAAGAATGACCCATACCGCAGTCTGCGCAGTAAGCCACATATGGACGGGTCAACTTATACGCATTAAAATGATTTGCAGTGCTTCTCTTCGACCTTGAACTGTTTCTACAGTACACGGCAGCGTGCAGCAGGTCGTAATATCCTTCTGAATTTACGTTCTCCTCCAGCATCCTCAGCGTCGGCTCAGGCCCCTTTTCATAGCAGCACGGTGCACAGCTCGGTTGGAAACATGGGAAGGATATATTTGTCAAAAGACACATGGCTGTCACTGTCGAGGCTGCCCACTCCACAGTGCCTTCAGGTGTAATCTTCGTGACCATGTCTTTATTCCATGTCACAACGGAAAGGGCGGTTCTGGTACCTTCGTTGGCTCCTCCCAGCACTATTGCGACAACCGGCCCTTTGTTGTCAAAGATGGGCCGACCGCTGTCGCCAGGCTTACCCACTCCTGTGGGCACCGTGAATCTTCCTCCCGTGTACTGGACGGCGCCGTAGTGCCAGTTGTAATGACCCTCGGGTTTCTCATGGGTGTACTTCGAAGCATCTGACTTCATAGCCACGGGTATTTGTGCACATTCCAGATCGTACTTACTGGATTTCTTGTACGACAGGCGTGCAAGATCTGCATTGTCTATCACCCCGGGAACGTGTGCTGGCTTCATTACCTTGTCACCGACAAGGCAGGCGTAACCCGTGACTTTACCTTCGTGCTTAACCTCGAAGATGCAATCATGCTCAATCTTCATGCACATGCGTTCTCTTCTCCCTGGCTTTCGTTTAGGGGCCTTCTTTTGCTTCGGCTTCTGTTCTTGCTTCTTTGGTTTCTCGGGCTGCGGTTTTGGTTTCTTTCTGCGTGGCTGCTTCTTCTTTCCACGCTGAGGGGCGGCTGCATTCTGCCTCAGGGCAAGCGTGCTAACCGCTGCAATCAATTGCTGCATTTGTCGGGCCTGTTGGTCTGGTCTCTGCATTGTAGGCATGCGTGGTCTCCAAGGGCGTGGCGGCATTCGTGGTCTCCAGCGTCTGCCATAGAACACTTGAGTTGGTAGGAAGTCCATGGTGGAATAGGTGTCGTGTAGAGCACCTATTTAGGACCGCCGTACAGATGTATGACGGGTCCCCTCAGTGCAGAAAAGTTCTTCATACTATGTGCAAAAGTGGACATTGCCAATAACAGATTATAGCTGCCCTCCAACCTATATCTGGAGGCTAGGGCGACCTCAATCTCAGAACCTAAGCCCGATCTAGACCATTTTTTGACTTCGTCATACAAAGCCCTACGGCGGTCTTCATCTTGACAGTCATCCGCTGGTAGAGGCTTTCCCAGTTTGAATAGCCTTTTTAACGGGTCTGCTATGCGGCATGCTGTCCTTGTAACATGGTCATAAACCAGGAAACCTCCACAAAAGTAGGGTGGTTTTATGCACATAACTGCATCAATTATTTTGACTTCCATGTTGACCCAAGTGGCACATCTGTCTGCCATCAGTTTATCGGAGACGACTCCGTGAACCACGTTGTCGTCGCCGATGAACGCGGCACAGGCCGAGTTAGTCAATCTGGCTTCTAGTACCCTACTGGCAATGGTGATGTTCAAAACGGTGTTGATAAAAAGTGTAAGGAACATGCCCGACTTCATCATGGCCCCAAATTTAAACCTGGTTCCTGTAGGAAGGTGGCAGCTGGTGATCTGACCAAACGCTGCCTCGATAAGGTCCAATAGCTGGTTATCGACACCCAGGTCCTCCAATATCATCAACCCTGTTAGTGCCAGCGAGTCATCTTGGCTTTTATCAAAAGAAGCAATGTCCGTCTCCAGGACGTGGTCCCCAGGCTTGAAGTGCTCCGATATGATAGCATCGAAGTCTTCGGCAGACATGTCAAACAGGGTATGGATGTTCGGAAGCAACACAGCATTGAGGCGGCGAACCAGCTCTCTGTGAATTCCGCATAAGTAAGCGGTGGCCAGAGGCTCGGCAGCTTGAATCACTTGGACTTTAGGTCGCTCCTCCGTATGCTTTGTCCCGGGTGTGACCTTCACGTCCCGCTTCATGTCCATGATGAATCTATCCATCGGGACTTCCTGTAGTGGAACCAAGTTGTGGGTCTTTGCAAACAAAGCAGCCGCCTTTCCCCCTTTTAATTTAGTCACGTAGGTAGTCAGGTTTTCTGTTGTGATCCTAATAGGTTTTTTAGCAAACTCTTCCCAATATTCGTTGTTGCAAGCGTACTTACGGAAGCATTCTACATTGTACACGGCTGAGTCCAGAGTTGGTAATTCACGCATCTGCGTAACATTACAGTTACGCTTGGTGGCAGCTGCCAAGACGTTCTGCAGTGTATTTTGGAATGGCGAGGGAACAGCACTTCTGATCTGAGGCATGTGATATGCATGATGTTTTGGGTAGCAGCGCAGCTTCGCTGGACAAAAATTTGCTCTGTCCAAGCAGCTCTCGGACCCGTCTACCATATCCAAGTATGCGTCATATTCATCCGTAATCTGGTAGGACGCCACTGTAGGGTAGTTGCGGGCCAGGAACTCGTTACAAGTTGCAACCGCAATGGTTGCGCTGCTAAGTCTTTGCATCACCGGCACAGAATACCGAGGCTTAGCATACCTGACATGGTAAGTGACTGCCTTGTCAGCCGCAGCAGAGACGTAATATGCGCTGCCCTGTTTTAGCCGATCAATGATCGTTGCCTTCATGTTCTCAACCTTCCTTGATTGGTATCTGCTCCGGTTGGCATCTGTTGCATGCATCTGCAATTTCAAAAGTAGCTGTTTCTCTTTTGCCTCATCTAATTTAGGCGGGTAGACCTTTTCCTCAATCACACGATCCATAATCGGCACCTCTAAGTCATGCTGCCTCACTGATTTCTGTTGCAGGTGCCCTGGACCGACGTCGGATGAGAAAATATAGGCCCCCGCACGGCCTAGTCAAGATGAATTACTAATGGTTTCCCACTCCGAGGCGGAGAAGTCACCGAAAGTGATATCGCTCTCCTCTTCAGTCGGTGCCCCGAACTCTACATCGATGGTCTCCAGCGGCCAGGGTAACTCGACCACCGGTCTTGGCACGTATCTTCTAGGAGCTGGGACGGGGCGTAGGCTGGTACGTGGTGCTGGGATTGGCTTCGTTGGTTGGTTGGAAGGTGGTTGATGTACTTCCACCTGGACTTGCACACGAGCGGCCGCCAACCGCCTTGCACGGTTAGGGCGAGGCGGTGGTACGGGATGAGTGGCAAGTTCTGCCGTTGGCGTAGGTTGATGGTCATCGGGTTCATTCAGCGCTGGCCGCACGGACTGAGAGTCATGGTCAAGTTCTTCCGCTGACTCCAGATCAGGAAAAGTGCTGAGGGAGCTGCTGTCAGACGTAATTGAAAATGAACTCAAACTTATGGTAGTTTCACTTTGGTTTGTCAGGTACTGCACTGGACTGACGGAGGCTGGTGGAGCTGCATCAAAAAGCATTACTTTCTCACACTTCACTCGTTGCACGCCAGGTATACGATACTTTGGCAGCTGAAAAGACGAGCAAACCACGAAATCTTTTGTGTGGTGCATCCGTAGTCTTGTGACTCTCTCCGGTGTCATGGCATATCGGCATAGGCATGGGACCGTCTTGGGTGGAGTCGATGAATCACTGTCTTCCACTGGGCACCTGGCACGAATATTGTCCATGGTCTCGCCCAGCGCATACAAACAAATATGTTCATTTGCATCCTGGACTCTTGGCCACAAAGTCGTGATCTCAGCCATGTCAAGAGCCGCCTGGTGGAACTTAGTACCTTCCATGTAGGAGTACAGAGTCCCATCGGTAGTGCTGTACCCTGGACGTCCCACCAGGCTACTGTCCGGATGGACTCTAGTCAGGTTGACTTCAAACTGTAATTCATCTGACACCAGTTCAGTGGCACTGCGGTTTTGCAGGACGGTTTTAATCTTTTGCTCCCACGTTTTATCGCGGCAGTAGATAGTGACCCGTGCCTCAGTGGTATCCATTGCTGCCAACAGATGCGAGAGTGATTGATGCACTCTGTCTTTCCCAGCACTAAATATACCTGTAGAAAGCAGTGGGATTGCCACACTACTTATGGACAGTCGGTTGATCTCTGCTGCCACGGCTCGGTATGCCGCTGCCAAGTCACGATCTCCCTCGGCCTCGGATGTATTGTTAAAGTTCGGCCCCACCGCATGGATGATGTAGGTCTCGTCGCACTTGACGGTTTTTGCGGTTCCGACCGGTGTCGCTGCGTTGCGGAAGGCTTGAGGCCACTTCCGTGCTACAGCTCTGCAGACACCGTCGCCCACTTGTCCGCGGTGGTTGGCCGCGTTGACCACCGCGTCCTCAATAGCGGTTGCAATGTCGGCCCTTTTAACGGCATACGCTGGAGCGCAACCAGCTGCCTGCAGCACCGTCCCCGCATAGATTGATGACAACTTACCATTTGTTTGATGCAGGGTTACTGTCCTTCTACCATTGTCAAAGTTCGTGAACAGCAAGAACACTTCGGTGTTGCTAGTTACACACCGGACCGTGACGGCTCTAAATGACGAGAACCGACGGGCGAGGGCCGTTACCACTGCCTCGCTCGTTCTGTCAGCGTACGCGTAGGTGCTCAAAAGGAGGCTTCCCCCAGGTTTCAATAGGTAAAGTGCATCACCGCCCAGCATTTGTAATTTCATGGCGTGGTCGACACATTGTTGGTAGTGGTGTAGCCTATACGGTGTGTGCATGTTGACGAAGACCAGGTCGTACCTGCCAGCGTTAGGTGGCAGTCCTAGATCTAAGTCATATGTTAGGTCAGCTCCTGTTACAGTCGGCGGAGCGATCCACGTCACCTTTCTCCTCGGCAAGATGAGGTTGTACTCACTAACCAACAGCACGTGGTAACCCGGGATCTTGTTCACAAGCCACTCTACTCTTTCACCTTTGATTGGATGGTACTCCGTGACCAGCGTGTGCGGTAGTCTCCTGTTAAAAGGGATTAGATTGCAGGTGACGTCGATCGGCTGTGTTTTCCGTTCCGCGACCAGCACCTGCCCTGAAGCCCACCGTCCCCTATAGAATGGGTGTTGTTGTTCCAGACGGTTGGCAGCCTCAACAGAGAATCCGTACATTCTTCCTCCTGGTGAGTTATCCCAGTGATTCGTAGTATAATGCAGCGACACACGCGGAGCCGAGAACAGACCACTGTCTAAGTCCACTCCGTAGATTTTTGTGCAGATCTCATTCAGCGCGACTTCTGGCGAATAAGCTCTGTCTTCTTTAAAGGCCAAGATAATCGCACTCCAATCAGTGGCTGACAGTTTGATCCCTGCTGTTTCCAAAACGGGTACCAGGCATTTGGCCCAGCACACTTTAGCTTTATTCTGGAACACATCCAAAGGAGCTGCTTCCTGCGTTATTGCCCTCATGATGGTGTCATGCTCTCGTTGCCAGTCCTCCAAGGTTGCTGTAAAATTCCCTTTTGGTATGTTGCTCAAGGTCTTAATCCAGGGATCACCCGACAGCGTCTTCCACACAAGTCGGCCCTCTGTACGCGTCAATAGGACATTGACGTGTTCTGAAGATTGCGCGTACAGCGGGTTTTCGTTGACCTTCATTCGGACGGCATACACGCCCTTTCGGGTCAACCCCTGTGATGCAGCAGCTGTCATGACCTCGTGTCCACGATAGTCAAGTTGTAACTGCTTAACCCAACCTCGGAAACACGTTAACACGATGTCTTCGCGGTTCGGCTTGGTCTGGCCTGTGGTATCAATAATGACTGGCTTATTGTATGGGTTGGTAGTACGCATCCTGCCCTCATAATGTAATGTCGAGACAATGGCGGTGATCGGCAGCGTACATCTTCTGGAGATACTCTTATGGTCGACTTCGGTGCAGATATTATGATTGAAATTGACCTGTAACTGCATCAAATTAAAGAATCCGCACTGCTTTGGGTCGCCACATAGTACCACTTTCTTGCGTGGTCGTACCGTGGCGATAAGTGCCAGCAGTGTCCCCGCATGGCATGCGAAAGCCTCATCGACGTACAAGACGTCAACAGTCTGCTTAACGCCGTTCAGCAGTACGGAATCCACTGTTTTTGCGGTCATATCCAGGTCTCTATATCTCTTAACATCAAGCATGATCTCCTGACAGTTTTCTTTCTTTCCGCTGGCGACCAAGTCCCCCCGTGTGACCAGGCTCTTGATTATACCTGATTTTCCAGATCCGGGCACGCCAAAGACCCCGACCACGGTGGTCTTGTACGGGGCTGCCGGTCTTCGTTTCAGTCCCTCATACGCAAATTCGTGGAAGGGAGGATTGATCAGGTCTCCGATCATTACGAGACCTTCGGCCTCCTCCCTTTTAACGCACTGTTTGCGGTCCACATCATAAACGTATTCGGCGTCTGTACTTTCGGCCCGGACTTTCTCATAGCCCTCCTCATCGGTGTTCAGTGCTGCCCCATGCACGGCTATGTGGTACAGCTTGCGGTTGATAAACTCGCGCTCGTTGTACACCATCGTTGCGCTCTCACTCAAAGCCTGGAAATCGGGCACCGGAATCGCGGCCCCCGTGGGGAGTAGAACACGGCCATCATAGGCATCCACTTGGTATCGCCCTGCACGACCTTTGTGGGTAATGATTTTTACGCTCTCCGCTAAAGGATGCAATGCCTGCAGTTTAACACTTTTAAGGACAGTCTGAGGAGACAGGACAAGATAACTACCAACCATGGTGTCTCTGTCTTGGGGTGTGACTTTAAGGGCGTTCCTGGGTGTCTCGACAACACCGGCTCCCGCTCGAAACTCCAACTCTTCCACATCCACCTCGGGTATGTCATCGAGTACTGGAGCGGTCGGAATCAGCGGTGGTAAGGCTGCTAGGGTATCTTCTGCTTCCTTAGCTTCAGCAGCTTCCCTCTCTGCTGCTCTGGCCTCGCCTACGTCCATGGATGGAACGAGTGGCTCGACTCGTCTTGACTGCAGAAGAAGCCTAATTCGGTGTCTGATTCCTATCGACAACCCTGCGGACCATAGGCTGGGAATTACAAAGGAGTTGAACTCCGACGGGACCTTGACAATTGTTTGCGTGTCCGGTTTCTTGTACATGGTGTGGTTCTTGTGAGTCTTAAAGGCCCACAGGCAACAGCAAGTCAGGGTACGTTCACGCATACCCATGTTTTTCTCGTCTTCCTGGTCAAGTCGATACTCTTTTGCCCACTTGCTGAATGCCTGCGACACCACCGGTAGCAAATAATTCTTCATTGTATTGGTGTTCCTCTGAGTTCTTCCATTTACGACAATCCTCTGATTTAACCCGACAAGCAATTTTTGCGCGTCCTCAGGTGTAACCTCCGTCGCTAAAATGCCAGTCATCTGGTCACAGATTGTTGATGGTACATACGTGCAGATGGGGAACGAAACCCGCTCACCAGCAATTGTGTCTGTGGTTTTACACACCAGGAATCCTTCAGCATGGTGTGTAACGGCGTAACCTGATGTTTTTCCAAAAACCCCTGGGCTCATCGTTATCTTCTTAACGACGTAGCCCTCACATGACACAATTGTATCACAACGGCACGTATACGATTGTCGTCCTTTCAGGTGGAACACTGATGGTAAATGCCAACTCTTTAGCAGGCGACGGCTTTCTATGTACAGTGTAGAGCCTACCGAGAACATTATTTGATCGCTCGGTGTCATCTTCTTTTTCCTCATTATTGACAGCTTGCCAAGGTGCCCCTCCGTCAGTGATGCGGAACATAATCCTATGTTCCTGGCTTTCAATACCTGTTCGTCAGCCCAATTGGTTGCATATGTTGGATAGGCCCCAGCCATTGTATCAAACATGAATGGGGTGGTGTCGAACCCAATCCAATACGCTGTGCGTACTCCTTTCATTGCCTGGAAGTACAAAGAAGTCGGTGCATGGACCGCATAGACGTCCTGATAGACTGCCACCTCTGCTTGAGTCCTGCATGTCTGATCTGTGTGAAGGCAAAAGGTCCGTGACTCGTTATCCGGGGTTGCCATCACTGACTGCAGGTCGTCTATCTTCGCTGCGATGTTTCTGTCAACGACTTCGCCTGATGCCTTAGCCAACTTCCTAGCATAATACAGCAGACGCTCTGGGTCCTCAGCGCTGCGCATTGGGCACACACAATGGTATGTGTGCTCAGACATCATTCTCCTGGCTGGTGCACTGCCGATATCCAGGATGAGCGTGTCTTTTTCTGTCTCTTGCTCTATCAATTTCGTAGCCAGATGCGAGAATGCTCTAGCATTAGCATGGTCGTTCGGCGTGACCTGCTGTGCTTCCACTTCAAATGCTGGAAATGCTCTTTGTAGTGATTTTAAAAACGGGCTCTCGGCCTCGATGTCTACAAAGACTTTCGACATGATGAGTGGTAAACTCTTGCAATGCAGAGGAAGAGCTTAGAGACGACCGGCGGAACAAGTGTCACTTGCCCGCCAT